TAAATACAACAGAGTTAGGTTATAGTATTGACTCAAATGATGAGGTTATAGGATTTGGGAAATTTAATAGTTAGATATTTATAAGTAGAGATTATTATGGCAAGAACAAAATCAAAACAATTAGCAGAATTAATGACATTTACAACGGCAAGTATTGATGTCGTAAGTGGTTCATTGATTCCAGATTCTGCAAATTTATATAATATTGGTAGCTCTACACTACCATATAATAGTGGTTCATTCCAAAATTTAGATGTATCGAGTACAGGTCAAGTAAGTATTACTAATTTATTTGTATCGGATATCAGTCATTTTACTGGTTCACTACAATTAAAAGAACAAACCACAACACCAACCGCACAAGAGGGTGGATTGATGTATAGTGGTAGTAATTTTTATTTAGGTTTTGATTAGTTTTGATTAAAATTTAGTTTTGTTATATTTATAATTAGAATAAAATATATCGTCATATAGGAGATAAAAATGGCAAGTTGGAAAAAAGTTATTGTTAGTGGTTCATCGGCAGATTTAACTACATTAACATTAGATACAGCTCTTGCAGTAGCAGAGGGTGGTATTGGTGCAACAACATTAACAGATAAAGCAGTATTGATTTCACAGGATAGTGGAACAGACGCAGTTGGTGCAGTAGCATTAACTTCAAATGGACAATTAATTATTGGTGGAGCAGATGGGCCAGCCGCAGCAACTCTTACAGGAACTTCAAACGAAATTACTGTAGCAAATGGTGCAAACTCAATTACTTTGTCATTACCAGATGATGTAACAATTGGACAAGATTTAACTATAACCAGAGACATTGTATCTATGGTTGATATTGATGATATGAATGATATTGTCAAATCAAGAAACATTACAAATAGTGGTTCAGTAGCAGACTCACATATTACGGGTTCTTTTACAGGTTCTTATACAGGAGACGGAAGTAATTTAACAGGAATAGCATTAGACATTGACGGACTATCTGCTGGAACTGCATTACATCAAACACAAGACCATTTTGTATATTCAGACAATGGAACTGAAAAGAAAATTACATTTAGTAATGTAGAGGACGCTGTATTCGGTAATGTATCAGGTGATGCTACGATAGCAGCAGGTGGTGCATTAACAATTGGAGCAGGCGCAGTTGAACAATCAATGATAGCAGCATTCGGACTTTTATCAGGTTCAGCTCAAATATCCGCTGACATTAGTGGTTCTTTATCCGCAGCAGCAGTCGTAGGATTAGGAGCAAACATAGTATCGGCATCCGTAATGGTAGACCACGACGCAGCCACAAACTTCGTAGCAAATGAACACATTGACCATAGTGCAGTAAGTGTTGTAGCAGGTGACGGACTAACAGGTGGTGGAACAATAGCTGCAAACAGAACTCTTGCAGTAGGAGCCGGAACAGGTATTACGGTAAATGCAAATGATATAGCGATTGGTCAAGCAGTAGCAACAGACTCAAATGTTCAATTCAACAATATGGTGATTGACGGAAATTTAACTGTAAATGGAACACAAACACTTAACAACACTACAAACTTATTAATTGAAGATAGATTTATCTTAATGAATAGTGGTTCAAGTGCAACTGGTGACGGAGGTATCTTGGTCGGTAGTGGTTCAGCGTTTAGTGCTTCGGCATTTATATTTGATGATTCAGCAGATAGGTGGGGTGTCCAAATTGATACACAATTAGGTTCATCAGCAGCATCATCAATACCAGAGGCATACACAAGTTTATATGTATTAACAGCAAACACAGGTTCCGCAACATATAATGTTAAGGGTAATATTAAGATTGATGACGGAACAGGGGATATATTTATATATTCGTAAAAATTAATTAAAGAGGTTATTATGGGATTAATGGATAAACTTGAAGACAATGGTATCAAATTAACAAAAGATGAAACAGAATTTCTTTTGTTTCTAATACAGGAAAGTATGATACCAGGAAAAAAACTACTTGAAGCAGTAAAAGTAGTTGAAAAACTTCAAGACAATTATAAAAGATTAAGTAAATAACTTATTGGCCTTGATGTGGCAATCAAGGAAGTGGGCCGGATAGGTAACCAACCATAAGGAGATAAAATAAATGCCAAGTTGGAAAAAACTTATAGTTAGTGGTAGTGATGCCGCAATACCAAGTGTATCAAACACAGGAGATTTCACAATCGATGCTGGTGGAGATATCATTCTCGACGCAGACGGAACAGACATTCTATTAAAAGATGATGGAACTGAGTTCGGTAGATTTAAAATAGCTTCGTCTGACTTCGTAATCAAATCAGCAATAAATAACAAAGATATATTATTCAAAGGACAAGATGGTGGTTCAACCATAACTGCATTACAATTAGATATGTCAGACGCAGGAAACGCACAATTCCTATCAAACATATCAGGTTCTCAAATAGAAGCAAGTGGAGATGTTATCGCATTCGGTTCATCTGATAGAAATTTAAAAGATAATATTGAACCAATTGAAAATCCATTAGAAAAAATGGACAAGATTGGTGGTTATACATTTGATTGGAATGATAAACAAGACACATACAAAGGACACGATATTGGTGTAGTAGCACAAGAAATACAAGAAGTCTTGCCAGAGATTGTAGCAACTCGTGCTAATGGATACTTAGGTGTTAAGTATGAAAAGATTGTTCCATTACTAATAGAAAGTATTAAAGAAAATACAAAGAAAATTAAAGAATTAGAAGAAGAAATCAATCAAATTAATAAAAATTGTGATTGTTTGAACAAGTAAGCTTATATTTATATATAAGTAAAAAAGGAGTTATAATGGCAAAAAAATCAAAACAAATTAAATTTACAAAAGAAGAACTTAGTGGAATTAGAGAAGTTCGTAATAGTTTCAACAACATTACGACAAATTTCGGTAATCTTGAAGTTCAAAGAATACAGAATGAACAAAGATTATCTGCTATTGAGCAACAAAAAGTCATAGCAGAAAACGAATATAATCAAGTAATTCAACAGGAAGCAGAACTTCTTAACAATTTAAATGAAAAATATGGTCAAGGTTCATTGGATTTAGAGAAAGGTGTATTTACACCAATTGAAGAAAAAAAATAATGTCCAAAACCACATTTTGAGTTTTTAAATTGATATTTATACTTACGATATAACCTAATTAGGAGAAACATAATGGCTGAAAGAATAGTCAGTCCAGGTGTATTTACCAGAGAAAAAGATTTATCTTTCTTACCAGAAGCTATTGGTGAAATAGGAGCAGCATTAATCGGACCAACAGAAATGGGTCCAGCTTTTGTTCCAACAACCATCAGAAACTTCGGTGAGTTTGAAACACTTTTCGGTAAAGAAACCGGAGACTTTTATGTTCCGTTCACTGCGAAGCAATATCTTCGTAATGCAGGAGCATTAACAATAGTCCGTGTTTTAGGATTGGGCGGATATACAAATGATACCTTCGTGCTTATCGCTAGTGGTTCAACATACGGAGTAAGAGCGTTAGCTACATTAAAACCTTCAAGAGGCGCAGGAGCTTCACCATTTATTGGTGGACCAACAAGTGGCTCAATCAATAGTAGTGCTAATTCAGCAAGTGCATTTACACTTGAATTAGATACTAATAATGATGCGACAAAGGAAAGTTTTAGTTTATCTTTCTCTACGGCTTCAGCTAACTACATTACAAATGTATTTAGTGAAAACCCACAAGACAATAGTAAACCGGTATATGTATATTCCAACTTCCAAAATACACAAAATCAAGTTGCAGGAGATGATGTCATCACATTCGCGAGTGGTGCAAATGAAAACTTTTCATTTGATTACAAACCAGCATCAACACCAGCAATTCAATCACAATTAGTAAACGGAGCAAGAACAGACTTATTTAAAGTCAAAACATTATCACACGGAAGTAATATGAACTCTAAATTTAGAGTTGGTATTTCTGATGTTAAGAGAGCAGCAGATGTTGCGGGTAGTGATTTTGGTTCTTTCTCATTACAAGTGATTACAAACAACCCAGGTCAAAATGACGACGGGACAGTTTTAGAGAACTTCTCAAACATAAGTTTTGATGAAAATTCTACAAACTACTTACCAAGAGTAATTGGTGATAAATTTATCACTATTGACTCAGCAGGTAAATTAACATCAAATGGTGATTACCCAAACAACTCTAAATACATTAGAGTATCAGATATAAGTAATCTACCAAATACTTCAAAAGAATTAGTGCCTATGGGATTTGATAAGTTATCATTACCGCATGTTCTGGTACTCGGAACACCAAGTGGTAGTGCTCACGCAGCAGCATTCCCAACTGCTTCTTTTGTAACAGGACAAACTAACAATCGTGGTTCATTTGACCAAAATGCTTATTACGGACTTGATTTTTCAAACAAAGATAGTCAGGCATACTTGAAACCACTTCCAACATCAGTCGGAACAGGAAACAATGTAACAATGAGTTTAGAAAATCAATTAGGTAATGCAGACGCATCAGTATTAGGTGACACATTTGCAAACGCATCTACATTGATTTCTTTAACTAATTCAGCAATTGGACAAAGAAAATTTGTAATTCCTTTCCAAGACGGATTTGATGGTTCAAATCCAGCAACAGATATTAAATCTGGAACAGACATTGTTGGAGACAACACACAAGGATTTGACTTAAGTTCAGCTTCAGCAACGGGTTCGTTGGCATTTAAAAGAGCTATTAACGCAATCTCAAATCCAGATGAATACGATATTAACTTGTTAGCACTTCCAGGTGTTATTCACTCAATTCACTCATCAGTAACAAATCACGCAATTGATAAGATTGAATCAAGAGCAGACGCTTTCTTTATTATGGACGGCTCTCATTATTCAGCTTCTATTCAAACTGCGATAAATGATGTTCAAACCTTAGATAGTAATTATGTAGCAACATATTACCCTTGGGTTAAAGTGATTGACGAAGTGAAAAACAAACCTACTTGGGTTCCACCTTCAGTAGTTCTACCAGGTGTATATGCACAAAATGATAGAATTGGACAAGAGTGGTTCGCACCAGCAGGTTTAAATCGTGGTGGCTTATCAGAAGTAACAGAAGCTAAAACAAGACTAACCAACTTAGAAAGAGATGATTTATACGAAAATCGTATTAATCCTATCGCAACTTTCCCAGGTCAAGGTGTAGTCGTGTTTGGTCAGAAAACACTTCAAGGTAAACCAAGTGCATTAGATAGAGTTAATGTTAGAAGATTGTTAATTAATTTGAGAAAATTCATAGCAAGTTCTTCAAGATTCTTAGTGTTTGAACAAAATACAGCAGCTTTAAGAAACAGATTCTTAAATATTGTTAATCCATATATGGAACAAGTTCAAGCAAATGCAGGACTATCAGCGTTTAGGATTGTAATGGATGATTCAAACAACACACCAGATGTTGTAGATAGAAACCAATTAGTTGGTCAAATCTTTATCCAACCAACCAGAACAGCTGAGTTCATTGTCTTAGATTTTGTAGTTCAACCAACAGGCGCAGCCTTTGATGACTAAACTATAAGTCAATAAAAGATAAGAAAAACCCCCAAGAAATTGGGGGTTTTTTGTTATGATATGGGAAATAAATCTGCAGATGATTTACACCAAATCACCAAAGGTTGTTTCTAATATCGTGAAACACTACATAACCCAATTCGGTTCCAAATTATCGTAGTCACCGAAAACCCACGAATTTAATTACTTAGGATAAATAGCAAATGTATCAGCATATTCTGCCAAAGTATTGTGTTGATTTCTCACAAAACCATATTGTGGTTTGCTACCACCACGATACTTAATTCTAAAATTACCAGTCATCATCATAGTCCTAATAGTAGGATTATATCTCACTCTCATAGGAATACCCTTATATAAAGCTTGTTCAAAGTAAGGAGCTTCATAATCTTCCAACCTAACAGCTGGTTGATTCTGATTAGCTTCATATAATTCCATAGGATTATGATTATATCTATAATGAGTAATGGTATGAGTTCCATTTTCTACATACTCACCAGCATCATTGTAATATCCATAATGATTTGGTATTTGTCTTGTTACCAAAGCATCTTCATAATTCCTTGTTTCAATTGTTGTATTGTCAGTCATTTCGTTTTCCTTTATCATTATCATAACACTATAATATACAAATACTATTTGTAAATGTCAAGCTTTTTTTTAATTATTTTCTTCAAAGAGTTCTTCTTCACAATCATCACAAAGGAAAAAGCCACCGGTTTCAACACCACACTCTTCACATATTATCTCATCAATCATACTATAATATACAATGAATAAATGACAATGTCAAGTAAAAACTTCTAAAAAACTTCTAAAAAGATATGTCTATAACACAACACTTTTTTTGATTTCGTTATATTTATTAATGTAATAGAAAAAAAGTCTTTATAGGAGAAATAAAGTGGCACTAATAGACCCAAATGATATATTTTTTACACCCTTTGAACCTAAATTAAAAAATAGGTTTATAATGCAAATAGACGGAATTCCAGCGTTTTTAGTTAAAACAATGGCAAGACCATCAGTTTCATTTGAAGCAGTTACCCTTGACCATATCAATGTTAAACGATATGTAAAAGGTAAAGCAACTTGGGCACCAATCAATATTACATTATACGACCCAATCGTTCCAAGTGGAGCACAATCAGTTATGGAGTGGGTAAGACTACACCACGAATCAGTAACAGGTCGTGACGGATATTCAGACTTCTATAAAAAAGACATTACATTCAATGTATTGGGACCAGTCGGTGATAAAGTTGAAGAGTGGACATTAAAAGGTGCATTCATCACAGAGGCAAACTTCAACGAATTAGATTTCGCATCTAATGAACCAGTTGATATAGCACTTACTTTACAATACGACTACGCAATACTACAATTCTAGGAGAAAGTTATGTGGGCAATATTTAAAGATAATAATGAATACAACGAGAAATCAATAATTGGTTTCGGAGCGTTTACGATAATGGTTTTGTTTGCAATGGCAGATGTTGTAACTGGACTTATGGGTAAGGA